ATTATGGGGTGGCCCGACATCGGGTGACATTATGCGAACTGCTAAATGGGCAGAGGCAGAAGTGAATCGCTTAGACCGAGAAAAGGAAGCAACTGCCAATCACAAATTTGACCAATCACGCAATAATATGAACGGAACAATCGAAGAACAACTCATCAAAGCCGTTGCTGACTTAACCTCTGCAACTGCTGAACGTGACGAACTACGCGCTAACTTAGAAAATGCCGTAGCCAAAGAAGCTTCTGACTTCAAAGCCACTCTCGAACAAAATGCTAGCCTCGTAATTGAGCGTGACGCACTCGCCAAAGAAAAGGCTGAACTCGTCGCTAAGATTGCTGAGCTTCAAACACAAACTGTATCGGCTTCCGTTGAAGCTGCAAAGATTGCTTCCTCAGTCGGTGTTAACCCTGTCGAACTTTCTCCTTCCGATAAATCTGACGAACCCGTTAAGGCAGTGAATCACCTCGAAGTGTTCCTGGCTATGGACATGGGTGCAGAACGCTCCGCATATTTTGCAAAGCATAAGAACGAAATTGTTCGTTCAATCTAATTTTATCTAATCACTAATCACTCACTAAACTACTATGGCTAATTCCATCGCAACAGCTCCATCGATTCTCGCTGAATCCGTGATCGCTTCAATCAAAGGCAAACTCCCTGCCCTCAAGTCCTTCTCCAGCGTGTTCAGCACTCTCGAAGGAACTGCCGGCAAGTCTGTCTTCGTTCCTTTAATTGGAACTTCAACTGCATCAGAATTTGGTGCTTCTGGCTACCTCAGCCAAGATGACGCAACTCTCGCAGGCGTAACTGTAACCCTCAAGCACTTCAAAGTCTCGAGCCGTTTCAGCCCTCTCGACGTTAAGTCCTACGGCGCTCAATACCTCGTTAACGCTTTCACTCCTACTGCTTCAAACGCTATCGCTGAAGCTTGCATGGCTGAAATCAGCGCACTGATCACCAACGCTAATTACTCAAGCAATGCAGTAACTGGTGCAGCTCTTTCCTATTCTGAAGTCGTAACCGCTAAAGGTGTACTCGACGCAGCTAAGGCTAGCGACACTCGTGCCTTAATCGTTAACCCAACTTACGCTAACAACCTCTTAACTGACGCTCAAATTGCAGCTGCTTACGCTTTAGGCGCTCAAGTAATCCAAACTGGTCAAATCGGTCAAATCGGTGGTATGTCCGTCTATCAGTGGTCTTCACTTCCTACCAATAGCGAAAGTCTCGCAGGCTTCGCTTGTGGTTCTGACGCTATCGCAGTAGCCTCTGGTTTGCCTCTCGCTGAAATCCCTGGCTTTGAAACCGCATCGGCTATCGACGCTGACACTGGTCTCGGTATCCAAATCTTGATGGGTCAAGAGCAAAGCGGTTACTACAACGTAACTGCCACCTTACTCTTCGGTGCAGCTAAGGGTCGTGCAACTTCCCTCACTCGCTTACTCACTGCCTAATTCGCAGTCGTAACGACGAGAAAAACCCCCTTCGTAAATGTTGGGGGTTTTTTGTTGCCTGATACTTTGCCTGCCCCCGCCATCAAAACGCCTCTGAGGGCTTCTGAGACGCCTTTACGACCCCATCCCGAGATTGACATAGGACGCAATTTATATGGACGCAGACCTTAACGCGATGATGTTAGCCGATGCCCTCGACATTGTAGACGAGATTGGCTTGCCTGTAATCATTAACGGAACGACCTATCAATGTTCGGTCTCGGACGCAGTCCTCACTCAGTCGCTCGAAAGCGGTGGCCTGATGGATCAGATTAGTACCCTCATCAAAATCCCTGCCACGACTTCAAATCTTACTAAACGCAATACAGACTTCGCAATCGGCAAGACCGCAACCTGGGAAAGTAATGTCTACCGCATCACCGGAACTTCTTGGAAGACTGGATCGGCTTGGATTCAACTCACTGTCCGAGACGCTAACCAGCGATAATGGGTTTTGAGAACTCAGATTTAAAGGTTCAAATAAATCGCAACCTCTTAGAAGGATTGCAAAGGTCATTTGCAGATTATAAAAAAGAAACGCGTCAGATTGTAGAGGATGTTTTGAAAGAAGAATCTGCCCTGACTGCGCGTGAGGCGATGGTTTACACTCCACCGATGGATGGTGCTGGTGGTGGCAAAGGCGATACTAAGACCGCGGAGAAGTGGGGTAATATGGCAGTAGAAAAAGACATTCTCTCCGTCGTATCTTACGAAAATAAAGCCTTATCAGCTGCGGTAGGCCCTAGCGGTAACAGTCGCAAATTCGCAGATTGGAAATCGGGACTAAGACCAAAGAAGCCTGGTATCATTCAAAAGATATACGACGATGAAAACTTTGGCAGAGCTTATAACAAAGCAAAGCAGTTATTATCGCATAATACTAAATTAGATATTCTCAGAAATACTGCACAAATTAAAAAGATTCACGATGCCCAACGTGCGATGTATAAAGGTCGCATTCGTAAGAACGGTGGAGGCAAAGGAATACCAGCACTAGCGAACCCTGCCCAATTAAAAGACTACATTAAGAAACGTCAGGAACGAGTCGGCTGGATGAAGTCTGGCTGGTACGACGCTATTAAAAAGATTGGGCCTGCCTCGATTAACGGAATGCCAAAGAACTTTGGCTTAAAAGATTTGCCACAATTTATAACACGCCACGTCAATGGCTTTGGACAAGTTAATATACAAATGACATCTGGCACAGGTGGTCGCTCGGCTATCGTGATTAAGAATAGTATCGGGAACATATTCGGAGTTGCCTATCAAGCGAACACTTATTTGAAAGTTATCTCAGCTCGCAGTGGAAAAATGAAAAGACGAATGCAACATTTCCAGCGTGCAGCTATCGAAAAATTTAAAAACAAAAAATCATAACAATGGGAACTAAATCACCACTCAACATTACCGAAGACGCTTGTGCTTACGCTTTATCGCAGGCTACCGAGTTAGCCGGTATGACAATCTACAAGGGGCAGTCTTCATCGACGCTTGAACTGCCATCGATTATCGTATCGTGCGAAACCCTTAACTTCCCGAGCGACATACCGCGCGGATCAGGGAACTACGTTGCCCAGGTTAAAGTAGGTGTATTCACTTCTATCGACGGTGCATCAGCCCTAGCAAATCACCGCAACGTCTGTCAGATTGTAATGTCTGTAATGGACAACGTAACTAGTGTTAAGGCAGGCTTTACTAACGGTGGTGACGCTACGGCCTATGACTCTCTGATGACCTCAATCGACACGGGGCAAGGTGATCGGGCGTTTATGACCTCGATAAATTATAACGTCACCCTGGTATTGTCGGCAGTTTGACTTTTACTGCATAATTAAACTACCATGCCTAACACTGTCGTAACTAAAGGAACTGCATTTTTATATGGAATAAGTGGGTCAGTGACCTCTTTGACCGTTCAGTCCTACACTGTTTCGACTTCCTTCGCCAAAACTGACGAAGCCCAAGACGCAGCTGGTCAAGTTGTAGGTGTTCGTATGATGGACAAACGCCAGAATCTTTCAATCGAAGGCTTAGTACCTTCAGCTTACACTGGTGCGGTTGGCGATAACTTATCCTTCACTGGTAACACTATCGTCTTTGCTGGTCACATTACGCAAATCGAAGAACGCGGAACTAACAATGGTTTCATGCGCGTATCGATTACTGCCGTAGACTACGAAGCATTCTAATCAAATAACACTCTTCACTTCTGGTGAATAAGGCGTAGGATTGGCTCATGGCTGACCTACGCTTTTTAGCATCTTGCATTGTTCCAAAGCGGACACGCATCCTCGGGAAGTCTCTCAAGCCGTTTTGTTTAAAGTATAGGCTCTGGTTGCAGGCGATTGGTAGCCCATTTCTCGAGCCTGATAAAGAGATTAAGATTGAGGACTTGATTATCGCCTTGAAGGTTTGTTCCGGTGAAAGTTTAGACCGAGCAAAATTTAGCGATTACTGGTCGGCTATTAAATTAACTTTGTTTAAGGATACTCGACTAGCTGCATTTAAGGCGTTCGTCGATTACTCAGTGACTAACGATTCGTGGCCTAAATTCTACGACAACAGTAAGAACTCTAGCGGATCGTCAACAGGCCTGCCGTGGG